TTGTTGGAATAATTTTTCTTGAGCCTTGGATATTTTTGTATTCGCATTTATTTTGTTTACAGGCAATCTTACAGTGCTTCCTGTTTCATATAAAGCTTGTAAAATTGATTGTCTCACCCACCAAACAGCATAAGAAATAAATTTAAACCCTCTGGTTTCATCATATTTATCTATTGCTTTTATCAAACCTATATTACCTTCTTGTATCAATTCTTCAACAGGTAATCCTAAATTTTGATATTCTTTTGCAACAGATAAAACAAATTTTAAATTACATTCTATAAGCTTTGCCTTAGCTTTTTCATCTCCTTTTTTAGCTGATACTGCTAATTTTGTTTGGTCTTCACCAGAAAGAACTTCTATCTTTCTAATGTCTTTGAAATAGTTTTTTACTGAAATACTATTTCCACTAATTAAATAATCTCCATTGTTGTTTGCCATAACTCTTTTTTCTTGCCATAATCTTCTGAAATTATGCGTTCCAGTCTAATTGTTGTATAAATTTTTTAAATGCCAGAAACTGTTCTTCTGTACTAATATTAATTTGTGTTCTCGTTGGTTTACTCTCTTCGTTTTGATTTTCTGGTATACTAAATCCGTGAACTATAACTGAAACATATCTTGTTTCTGTTCCTTTTTCACGAAAGGTAACTAAATCAAATTCTAAGAAACCATTGTTCTCATCTCCAATTCTAACATAAGTTTGATTTTCTTGTTGTTGAACTGGGTTGTTTTGTTCATTGTTATTCATAATAAAAAAATTTTACATTAAACGCCAAATACAAATATAACTTATTTTGGATAATTCACCAAATAAGTTACAAACTTCTTGCGTCTTTTATGTTTTTTATATGATGTGCAATAAATAGGACGTTTGGATAGGTGTCCTGAACAATTTTTTTTGCGGAATTTAGCCAATCCTCTCTATCTTCATAGAAATTAACAATATCCCAATCGTTTTGGGCTATTGTGTCTAAGATTGTCTGGTTTTTAAAGTTTTGAATCCCCGTACTACCACCCGGATAAGTAAAGAGTCCATAGTTCGGATAATCAAGTCCAAGACTTTCAAGTCTTTCCTTGATTTTTTCTGATAATTCCGAACCTCTACCTGTTAGAATCATTTTGTTTTTTGCCATACTGTATTGTTTTACGATTTGTTGATTTACACTTTTACCAATTGTGTCTGCATCTGAATGAAATCCTGGAATAGATTCAAGTGCTAATAACCCTTTTTGGCTTCCGAACATTCTTAACATATCTTTTTGAACTCCTCTTTTTAAACCAAGAGCTGTTAATGATTCAGGGCTTAAGTCCTGAATGTAAGAGATGTAATCGTCTGAGAGTGGATTATTTGTTTTTACATCAAATAAGAGGATGTAATCTCCTTGTTTTTTAAAATAAACTTCTTTAGAAAAGATGATATAAAAATAATTTTTTAACTTCTGTAGAACTTCCCCATATTTTCCATTTAAGTCTACAACACCATCTTTTTCTGTTTTTACAAAATCTGATATTGTTGGGGTGTGAAGTAAGGTATCATCAAGGTCGAATATATGTATTTCTTTCTGTTCCACTATTTCTAACTGTATTCATTTAAATCTATTTATAAATACTATATTTTTTTAAAAAATTACAAAATCACAAAAAAAATTTTAACTTTTAAAGTGCTGATTATCAAGTTAATATAAGTCCTTGTATTTCAATATCTTTTGCATTTTTATAGCGTCTAAAACAAGACCACTACCGCTTTTAAGAACGATATTGTACTCTTTTGAAATAGCCGTTTCTATTTCCTCAAAAGACATTCTTGTACCATCAATCAAGAACCCTCTTTCAGAAAAAAGAACCTCAAATGGATTAGAACTCTTATCAAAAATCACTTTTGTGACTTTTTTAGGCTGCTTAGGAGCATTTTCTGCCGGGGTTACTGGTGTAGTAACCTCTGGAGCATTTGTGGCTCCCACGTTCTCCTTTAACCTTGTTTTAAGGTTACTTAATACATCAACTATGTGCTTATTTTGCTCTTTTGAATACATAACATAAATGCTTTAATATAAATAGTAGGAATTTTAAAAAAATAACCCATTACACGTAAGCATAATGGGTTATAAATCTATAAAACCTTTTTAAGCTTGGCTATATCTGGCCTTCATCAACCTTTCAAAAAACTCTTCTTGTTTCTTTGCAAGTTTTTTTCTTTCCTCAATAAGTTTCATTTTTCTTAAATGCTTTTCTTTTTGAGTTTTTTTAAGCCTAAGAGCTCTTTTCTCTCCTCTTTTTGCTGCAGCCTTTCTTTCTGCTGTTGTAAGTTTATTCTTTTTCATAACTTGTTTATTTTAATAAATCTAATAAAATGATTTTTAAAAACAAATAAAAAAGGGTCCTAAATTTAGAAACCCTTTTTAACCACAACTTAAATAGTTTTTTAGCTAGAACAACCAAAGCACTCAAATTGGCTGTCGGCTGGCTTCTGAGGCAAAACTTCTGGTTCAACTGGTTTTTCAATAACATTTGAAATCACAGTATTTTTAACCACAGTCTCTACAGGTGCTGTATGAGCATTAACGTTAGAAATATCTATAGCCAAGTGTTTTGCTCCAGTAGAAATAGCTTTGGTTCTAACATAATAACACAAAGTCTTTAACCCTCTTTTCCAAGCATGGAAATGACTTGAAGTTATTTTAGAAGGAGTTGCATTAGCCATATAAATATTCATTGATTGTGACTGGTCAATAAACGGTGCTCTTTCTGCAGCCATATCAATTAATTCTTTTTGAGAAACTTCCCAAATTGTTTTATACTTTTTAATTAAATGCTCAACTCTCTTTACTTTCTTTTCATAACCTTTTTCTTCCGGGTCAAGATATTTATTGAAATTGATGTTTTGAATAGAACCTTCATTTACAATAATTTCGTTTTTGAAAGCTTCAGACCAGATTCCTATTTTCTCAAAATCCTCAATCATGTATTTATTTACAATCATAATTTCTCCACCAACTACTCTTCTGTTGAATAAAGCTGAATGTGCTGGCTCATACATTTCAAAAGAGCCAGTAATTTTAGCTGAAGAAGCAACAGGCATTTGTGCTGTAAACAAACTATTGCAAACACCATCTTGTATTACATTTTCTTTTAAAGTTTTCCAATCCCAAAGACCAGATAAATCTTCTTCTTTTAGGCCCCACATATCAAATTGAAATATACCTTTTGACATAGGACTGCCTTTGAAAAATTTATATGGTTTATATTCTCCTGTTTTACATAAATTATGACTTTCTGTAATAGCAGCGAAATAAATTGTTTCAAATATTTTTTTGTTTAAATCTCTCGCTTCAGCTGAAGTAAATTCATAGTCCATTAAATAGAAAACGTCTGCAAGACCTTGTATACCTATTGCAATAGCTCTTTGCTCAAGACCTCCCTTTTCACCTTTCTTAGTAGAATAGCTATTAATATCAACAACTTTATTTAAGGCTCTTACAATCTTTCTAACTTCTTTATATAAAAGTTTAAAATCAAATTCACCATCAATAATATAATTCTTCAATACGGCTGATGACAAAGTACATATTGCAGTTGTCTTCTCATCGGTATATTGATAAATTTCATTACACAAGTTGGATTGTTTTATAACACCGATATTTTGATGATTAGTTTTTCTATTTGCACTATCTTTTGAACAAAGATATGGAACTCCAGTTTCAACTTGAGATTCTATAATCTTAACCCAAACATCCATTGCTTTTATTTTTTTACCAATACCTAAAGCAACAGCTTTATTATATTCTGCTTCATATTCTTCTCCATATAATTCTTGAAGAGGAGTTAAACCAGCTTTTATAATATCATTTGGGCAGAATAAATACCAGTCTTCATCTTTTTCTACGGCTCTCATGAAATTATCTGGAATCCACAAGGCAGTAAATAAATCTCTTGCTCTTAATTCTTCAGCACCAGTATTCTTTTTAATTTCTAATAAATCAAAAATATCTTTATGCCAAGGTTCAATGTAAATAGCTGCACTTCCCGGCCTTCTTCCTTGTTGATTAAAAAATCTTAAAGACTCATTAACTATTTTTAAATATTTCAACAAACCACCTGCATAGCCACCAGAAGTTTTTATTCTACTTTCTTTACTTCTTATATTGCTCATACAAAGACCAATACCAGCTGCATCAGCAGAATAAACAGAAATATCTCTCATTGTATCTAATAATCCCTCTCTAGAATCTGAATTATTATAATGCAAAACACAAGATGCTAATTGAGGAATTTTAGTTCCAGAATTAATCATAATAGGAGTTGCAGGAGATATTAGTTGTTTTGATAAAGATTCATAATATTCTTTAGCTTCTTTGAAACTTTTTGTAACCCACAATGCGACTCTTAAATACATGTGCTGTGGTCTCTCTATTGTTTTACCATTAGAGTTTTTCAACAAATACATTTCATATAAAGACTTCCAAGCAAAATAATCAAAATTATAATCACGTTCATGATTTATAATTCCATCAACTTTTTCTGGGCCATATTTCTCAATCATCTCAATCATCTCTTGATTGATAATACCATCACTTGCAAGAGTTTTCATTGTCTCATAAAAACTTTCACTTGTTTCCTTGTGATATGATGATATAGAAACACTAGCAGCCAATTTACTATAGTCATAATGGCTTCCAGTATAAGATGCAGAAATTTCTGAAACTAATTTATCTAACTCTTTTGTTGTAATTACACCTTCAGTTGGTACTGATGTTATTACTTTTATAAAAATTTCATCTGAATTTACATTTAAACCTTTTGCAGCTTTCTTTATTCTATTTAAAATCTTTGAAGGATTGAACGCTGCATTGTCTCCGCTTCTTTTTTTAATTGATAATCCCATAATAATTAAAAATCTTCATTAAAGTTTATTGTTTCATTTAATTTTACTTTTTGATATTCAACTGTTCTTGATTCAAAGAAATTTCCCTTTGTCTCAACAGCAATTTGTTCCATAAATTTAAATGGTTGCTCTACGTTGAATACTTTTTTACAATTCATTTTAACTAACAATTGGTCAGTTATAAATTCTAAATACTGCTTCATCAATTCTTTATTCATTCCTATTAATGAAACAGATAAAGATTCAGTTATAAATTCTTTCTCAATTTCTAGAGCTGATAACAAAATCTCTTTTATTCTTTTTTCACTAGGTCTATCAACTACATGGTTGTTTAATAAGTGAATTGCAAAATCACAATGTAAATTTTCATCTTTAAAGATTAAAGAATTTGCATTACACAAACCTTGCATTAACCCTCTTGATTTTAACCAAAAAATAGAACAGAAAGAACCAGAAAAGAAAATTCCTTCTACAGCAGCAAAAGCAATTAACCTTTCGGCAAATGATTCACTCTTAATCCACTTTAAAGCCCAATCTGCTTTCTTTTTCACTGCTGGTAAATGCTCAATAGCTCTAAAGCATTCTAATTTCTCTTTTGGATTTTTTATATAAGTGTCAATCAAAAGAGAATACATTAAGCTATGAATGTTTTCCATAGCTAATTGGAAGCCGTAAAAAAACTTAGCTTCTGGATACTGAACTTCTCTGTAAAAATTTTCTGCAAGATTCTCATTAACAATACCATCTGAAGCTGCAAAGAAAGAGAGTACATTCTTAATAAAGAACTGCTCATTTTCTGTTAGCTTTTCCCAGTCACGTATGTCATTTGTCAAATCTATTTCTTCTGCAGTCCAGAATGCTGCCTGATGTGTTTTGTAAAACTCCCAAATATCATTATGTTCTATTGGAAATATAACAAAGCGATTTGGGTTTTCTTGTAAAATTGGTTCTTTAATTTTTTGTTCTTCGGACATATATTTTATTTTTTTATTTTTTTCAAACTTTAAAACTTTGCAAAGGTAAAGATAAATAAAACCAAATTTTTGAAAAACTTTTAAATTGAAAAAAAGTTTTCTACCTTAAGATTTTACCAAAATACTATTGATGTTATTTGAATCATCATCAGTTGAAATTTTGGAATTTTTGTTGGTTGAAAATTTGGTGTTTGAAGGCTTACCTCCTGGAACATACATAGTTGGGGCATCTGGAAGAATTTCTATGAAAATTTTTGATGTATCAAAAATTGCATCTCTATAAAATCCATCGGCACCATTTCTATTTTTCAATATTCCTATTTTAGCTCTTGGGTCGTTTATAGTTCTTTCTTCTTCTCCTCTACCAACACCAATAACAACATCAGCAGTAGCAGCCTTACCAAGTGCCTCACCTATAACATCTAAGCCAAATTCAGCTTTATTTAAACCACCTCTATTTGTTTGAGAAGCTGTCCAAATAGGAATACCTAATTCAACGGCCATTCCTCTGATTCCTTCATAGATACTTGTCAAAGAGTGTCTTTTCTCAGAGAAGTTTGCTAAAGGCTTCATAATATCAGCATAATCAATAAATATTATATCTGGTACAAAACCTTCATTTATTTGTAAAGTTCTTAAGTGAGCAAGTATTGTATTAACTGATGCTTGACCTGTTGCAAACTCTTTTATCTTCAATGAACCACCCAAATCTCTTATTTCTTGTGCTTTCTCTTTTATGACATCTGGGAATTCCCAAATATCTCTCATAGGAAGTTGATTTAAACAAGCATCAAATCTTTGTCCTACAACCTTTTCTGATAATTCTAAAGTATAGTAAACAACTTTTTTTCCAGCTAATAATGCAGAAGATGCAAATTTAACCAACATCATTGATTTACCACCACCTGGAGGGGCCAAAACAATTCCCAACTCACCACCAGCAAGTCCACCACCAATAAATCCATCTAAAACAGGCATCGCTGTTATAGGGGACCTAAAATCTCTTTCTAAACGCTTTTCAACATCATAAAAATAATCATGACCTGTATCTTTAGGCTCACCTGCTTTTAATGCATTTTCAAGCTTTGTTTTCATTGAGTCATAATTGTGTTTTTTCCAATCCACAACCAATTCAAATAAACAATTCTTTACACTTCTTTCTTTAAAAAATATATAGGCTTTATCTTTTGCAGGTTTTATATTTTCAATTTCAAGAGCTTCTATTTTATCAATAAGACCTAATAAATTTTCCTTATTAATTCCTTTTTCCTTCATCCCAACATAATCTCTTAATGCCGGGAATCTTGCTACCTCTCTATATTTATTGAAGAAATCTATTTCGTAACTTAAAAGTAATTTTTGATATGAATCAAAATAATCAACCTGAACTATATCTACTATTCTCTCAGCAAAACCCTCTTTATCTGTAATAAAAATTTTTAGAAATCTATTTTGATAATCTGTATCAAAAGGCTCTATTGAATCTTCTGAAAAAAATGCAGAAAAATCATTTGGTATTTTTATTATATTATTTTGTGTGGCTCCAGTGCTAGACATTTTTACTCCTCCTTAAATCTTCATTTTTTTTGCGTACTCTTTTTCTTTTGTCATAAGCATATAAAATGGAGAAAAGAAATTATCTAAATAAGCATTACCAACAATCCCAGACATCCCCTCCTTTGTAAATAAATTTATTGCATCCATTATACTTCTCTCTTCACTTAACGTTCCATTCCTTATAATGTTAACCATTTTTTTAGCCTCCTCTGTGACAAAAGGTTTTTTCAAATTCATCAACCTAGCATTTCTATAAAGTATATGCTCGGCTTCTATTATCTTATCGTAAATCTTTCTGTTTTTTTTCTTCTTGTCTTTTTTCTCTTCGTAACACTCTTCAACTAATCTTTTGTAAAGATACTTTTCTTTTTTGATATTTGGAAAATATTTTATCAAAGTATCTCTTTTAATTCCTGAAACTCCTCCAATATCATCTCCATCATCACCTTCAAAACATTTAAACAATAATTCATTATCTAAAGTGTGACCGTATTTTTCCTCATATTGTTTTCTATTAATTGTGAAATTGCTATCTGAAGAAATTATAAACACTTTATCAGATATAAGCTGTAAATAATCTTTATCTCTACTAAAGATATAGACTTCTTCATTTTCATCACTTTCACTTAAAATAACATATTGAGCTATTAAATCATCGGCCTCTATGAAATCAACTTCTATTTGTCTAACAAAAAGTTCTTCAAGCATGTTTTGAAGTTGAATTTTTTGTCTCAACATTTCAGCTTGTTCATTATCTTGGGGATTAGAAAGGCCATCATTAGCGATGGTCCTTTCTTCACTTTCCCAGTTCTTATATTTTCTTTTAGATTTATATTGAGGATAAATTTGGTATCTGTATTTACCAGCTTTAAAGCCATCCCAACAAACTATTACACGGTCAGGTAATAGTTTGTTCATAACAACTCTTAAACTGTCTATGAAACCAAAGCTACCTCCACATAAGTGACCAGTCGAACTTAACAGGTCTTTTCTTTTGAAGAAGTTTCTTTTTAAATTCCAATTTCCATCAACTAAAAGTACACGCATTTTTAAAAACAATTATTTACCTCATTTAACCAGCCATTACTTGCCACAATTGAATATACTGAATTATTTTTTTTCATAAATTCTGATTTAGTTGTATATTTTTTTGCTTCTATTTTAACTTTATCAAATGTCCATTTTAAATTACCACCACCAATTGCTCCTGTTTTTGCAATATTCAATATAACATATCCATTGTTTCTATATTTTTCAACAGTTTCATGTTCCACTAAAACTGCTTCTTCCACAGAAATATATTCTACATGTGTTAATTTAGGTGTTAGTCCCGTTTTTAATATGTGCTGGAATACTTTACTTCTTCGGTCACGTTTATGCTTGCTATCTCTTTTTTCAATATCATAAGTTAAGCCCACATAAACACTATTATCTATAAATTCATATACATATACAGTTCTTTTAAATAAATTCCCTTTTGTTTTCATATGAACACATACACTTTCAAGCCAACCATTTCTCTGTGAGCTTATATATGCTCCGGGGGATTTTTTTTAAACTGTGACCTACATTTGTATTTCAAAGCTTCAATGTTACAACGTTCTTTTGACCAATAATTTCTACTTTTCCTATTGATTGTTTTCATGAATATTGATTTATAAATAGCCACAAAAAACAATCAATTAGAAATGTCTTCATAATACTTCTTAATCAAGAGAAACGTTATCCCAATATTTATCATACTCCAAGTTCCACTCAGGAGCAACTTCTTTTCTGTAATTATCAATTACATCTTTGTCGTCCAAAATGAATCCAGTATCAGTACATACCAATGTTCCTTTTGTTGAAACATCTGTAATGTGATTTTTTTGAACTTCTACAGCTGACTTAATAGCGAATTTAACCGAAGTCTCAACGCCATTAACTTTCTTTTTAACATCAACTTTAGAACTTCTAGTCATAACACCACCCATTCTAAACACTAATGTACAAGCTAAATACATACCTTCGCCACCATAAGGCTCGATAGTTGTATTTCTCTTACCCATTTGAATATTAGGAGGTGAAAGATAACCTTGGTTGACCACAAATAATGTAGCTGTATAAGGGAAGTTTTCCAAGCGTGTTCCATTGATTCTGTAAGCCAAATATCTCTGGAATTGTTCTTTAATAACCCTAGCTGCAAGCATCATAGCTCCACCACTTTCTTCATCTTCTCTGTTGATTAATTCAGCTTCAGTCGGAGTTGCTCCAATAGAATCCCAAATGAATACAACATCATGTTTTAAATTACCTTTTTCTTGGTCATCTAAAATTTGCTTTACTAAACGACCACCTTCTTCAATTGTTCTAACACCTTTAAACAATAAAGCATTATCCCAATCAATACCCATCTTAGTTGCTCTTTCTTCACTGAATTTATTTTCAGTGATAATAAACACAGGAAGAATTCCTTGCTTTTGTGCATACGCACCAAGCTCCATAGCCATTGTAGATTTACCTGTATCTGATTTACCAAACACCATACTAATGTGTCCTACAGGTATTCCGGGAAGATTGCAAACGCTTTTAAAAGCATCGCTCATATTAATCCACTCTTGTGGTTTGTACTTAACTTCTTGAAAGTTAATTTTCTTTTTGTAATCAGCAAGTTTTGAAAATTTCTTGTTAATTACAGGTTTGTTGTCATCTTTCTTTGTTTCTTCTGACTGCTCATTGCTTGTTGAATCCATAGATACTTCATCTTGGATTTCTTCTTTTTTCTTTTTTGCCATAACTTATTTTTTTATTAGAATTTACTCAATAGAATTACACCCACAAAAATATACATTTTTGCGTAACAACCAAAAAAAAGTTTAGAAATTTTATTTGATTGAAAAATTGTTGACAAAAAACCCTACTTTATTTCGTAGGGTCTTGGTCTTCTTCCATAGGGGTATCCTTAGTTTTCCAATCTAAAACTTTGAATGTTTTATTGGTCTTAGGGTCTTTTACCTCTTTGGTTCTTAAATAAAAGATATTAGGATTTTCCGTTTGAGTGCCGAAATTTACATAGCCTTTGCAGCTATTGCACTTAACTAGGGTGTATTTGAACTTATTTTTAGCTACATGTGCTGATAAATCTAAATCATCACTTCCACATAACCCACACTTGTGTACATCTCCAAAAGAGAAGTTTTTTGTCTGCATCACCACTTCGTGTAAATTTTCACCTTCTACTGTAAATTGATGCACATTTTTTCCAATTGTTTTCTTAACAAACTTTGTAATCTTTGCCATAACGCTTAATTTTAATTGTTTTGCTTAATTTAACTGTACTGTATTATTTTTTTAAAATCAGTTAAATAATATAATCATTAAAACAAAAAAAATCAAGCCATTTTTAAACTTTTTCTGCAGAAATTTTATTATGGTGACCCAATTCTTTATAATTATTTCCGAGCCTGTAAGTTACACCTAAAACCATAGAATCTTGGACCCTTAAAAACTTATAAATATCAGTAATTATCTCTTTTTCATCTGGATGCATATCTAAAACTAAAGAATCGTGTACTTGAAACAAAAATTGACTTTTTTTGTTCTTTAAATATTCCCGGATTAACATAACTTTTTCTGCAACAAGTTCGGCAGCATAAGACTGAATGAAATTATTGAAACTAGCATGTCTTTTTTCAATTCTAATAATAGAACCCCAAGGGGTTGTTATATACCCCCTTGAATCATAATAGTCCTTTAATTCCTCAGATTTCTTTATAAGAGGTGCTAAAAATTGTTTTACCTTGTAAAGTTTCTCTTCTGGATTTGCAATTCCTTCTAATTTTGAAATTAATGTATCATGTCCAGCTCCATACAACAAAGCATGATTTAAAAGCTTAGATGTTTCCCTTTGTTGATAATTAATTTGATATGTGTCAAAAATTATTTTAGCTGTTTCATAATGCAAATCTTTTTCAGAAAATCTATTCATGAATTCCTCATCACCACAAAGGTACAAAGCAATTTTTGTTTCAAAAGAAGTATAGTCAAAAACAAGTATTTTTCCACCTTTAAATCTTGATATTATATTTGCCCTATCATCACCATCTTTAGAAAGGTTTTGTGGATTATAATAGTCAAAAGCAGTGATACGGCCAGTTATAGTTCTTTTGTTGGAATATTGAATTTTAGCTAACTTGCAAAATCTTCTTATTTTAAATTCAAGATTATTGTTCTCAAATTTATTTGAAAAAGCTATTTCTCTATTAGACATCCAGCAAGTTATTTTATCTCTCTGACACATCCTTTTTAAGAAGATTTTTTCTTCTTCGTCTAATTCAATAGGATTTAATTTGCTCATCAAAAAAGGTATGAACTTTTGTATATTAAATCCGGGAATAATATTAAAATAATTTTCAGATGTATCTACACCATACTTAACCCATCTCAAATTTTCGATAGAAACAATATCAGAAAGCTCATCATGCTTTATGTAATTGTAAATGTTTTCATAGTTAAAAACAATACAATTGAAATGATTAAAAAAATCAGTTAGCTTTTTCTTAACATCTTTCTCTGTAACCGATAAAGATTTTATGTTTACAATAAAATCCTTATTATTGTTTCTCAAATAAAGAGCGCCATCATGGAAGTATGCAAATATAGAATGGTTTTTGTCTAATAACTTATCAAAGTAAGTTATTAAATCTTCATTGTAAAATATGGAATCAAAAATGTCAAATTTTTTAGGTAACCAATCCTTTACAGATTGTGAAAAAAATTCTTCTATAGACTTATAAAAAGTTTTTTGGTCTTCTTTTGTAGAGAATGTCCAATATAGATTACTTTTTATTTTTTTATCTAAAATATTTTGCTTACCAAATTTATGCTTAACAAAATTCCATCCTATAATAAGCGTTGGCATATCTATAAAATCATCCTCTGGATATTCTTTTAATATATCTACTGGATAATTTCCCAGATAGTTATAAAGAATATTGCGGTCCTCTTCGGACTGAACAATTATTTTACAAATAGAGAATACCTTTGCCATTCACATGCAAAGATGATAAAAAATTAACAAAAAAGCAAATTAAACTATATCGCTGGATTTCAGCAAAGTATAAGTGTATTTTTTCTGGCCACTTTTAGCTGCCTGAGCCCTTATAAGAGACTGGAACTGAAGCTGCTTATTTCTGTTTGGTATAACCTGACAACCTGCAGACCAAGTATCCACATTAGACTTAGAAGCATCATCATTTGGATATTTACCTACGTAAACAGAGTGCTGGAAAAATCCTCCACCAGTAGAAGGACTTTCTATTCTAGTAGGATTCCACACAGCATCTTTATTCCTGTCAAAATATGTATTAAACTTTTTAGAATCTGCAAAAGCTGGATGGTCACGATATGTTGTATTAACCCACACTTCCAAATATTGTCCTTCTGCTAAATAGTTTCCGGGATAATTTGTATTTCCTTTCATTACAGACAATCCTGGTTTTGTTGTACAAGCATACTTATAGCCAACCCACTTTCCACCTTCAAACCAAATTATATAAATCAAATCATCAAACCTATCTGATATTGGCTGGCCTATGAAAGGATATTTTCTGACACCCACTATATTTACTTTTCCATCTTTATAAACAACATACTTGTTATTGTTCATAACATTTATGATTTTATTAATTTCAGTTTCATTTGCCTTATCTCCTGGAGCTGGTGAAAACAAAGTAGGGTCTCCTGTAGTTTGATTTTCTGGAGCTATAAATGGAATTCCTTCTTGACCTTTTGGTTTTTGAACTCTGTTAGGCTGAGTTACTTTAAGCTTAAAATTAGAACCCTCAATAACTTGTATTCCATTCTCTAAAGCATTTTCTTCTAAACCATCATATGTTATTGGTTGTATTCCTACATAAGAATTTGTATTTGCATCAAATCTCATCCTAACACCTTCACATGTAGTGGACATGTCATTAGGACTTATTGAGTGCCTTACCTTCATAACTTGATATAAACCTTTAAACAATGGCATATTCTTTAAAAAGAAATAATCCATTGGGAATATTTGTGAGCAACCTAACATATCAAAAGAAGCTTTATAGCTTCTACCTTCCATAACTGGAAGCATTGCACAGTTTGTTGCAAGTGCTTTATTGCTATTTTCTTTGTCAACTAATCTCTGTAAATTCAAAATACTTTCTGCTGTAGGTTTATTATCTTCAGTACCTACAGTAACACTCTTAATTATTTTATTGGAAGGGTCACCAAATTTAACTTCTAAAGCATATTCATTACCTAGACTATCCCCATCAGAATTTGAGTTAACATCTGCATATAAAGTTTGCTTATCATTACTTAGCTTAGCTCTTGATTCTGGAGTAGGCATAAATGATACATGGAAATAATTTATTATTGAATTTTTTATCTGCGAGTTGATAGTCTGAATATCTGTTTCAGCCTGAAATACTCCTTGTAATCCATTAACTCTACTTCCTGGTATTGGTATAAATAAGAAATTATTTTTTGTACAAATTTGCTGTATAATGTTTAAAACAGTAGTGTTGGAATTTGGCTTATACATAGGCTCTATGTTAATAAGCGAATTAGCAACGTTTACTTTTTTACCTCCAGTATTTGCAATTTGCATATTATTCAAAGGATAATCATAAATAAATACACCATCCTGTTGAATACTCACATCATCTTTTGTAGCCTCAAAAGCATCTTTAGTTAAATGTGACCTTCCAAACTTTTCCTCTAACTCCCTTGAGTTTTTAGCTGCTTCTTTTATTTGTGCACCTTCAGCATCATCCCCTCCATCAATTAAACTATTCCACTGATGGAATATGTTATGAAATTGTTTGTAAATTAAATTCTCTTGCTGTGATGCATTCCCTAAAACTCTTGATATTACATTAGACCTTTCTTGTTCAACAGCAACTATTTTATCTAAAACATTTTGGCACATTTTTTTAATATATGCCCTTTGTCTTGAACAATCAACACCATTTGAAAAAGGTGCAAAACAAACAGCACTACTTGTACCTATTTCTGGATTCTCAAAATTATAAGAATATGGTGCAATAGCCAAACTCTCAGCTGGTATTTCACCAGTTTGAAAATTATTTGGGTCTCCTAATTTTTGTGTTAAAACCAAGCTATCTATAATAGAATCCATAAAAGCTTGGTCAGTCATAAACCTTTCATCATAAAACTCATTAGGTACAACTGACAAATTACCAAAATTTAATATGAACTTGTTTGGTACTCCCGAATCATTAATAAATTTAACCAATGGAGTTGGATTACCTTTATCATCATTGTAGCGATTTATTTTTATAAAACCTCTCCAATCTTCTCCAGTGTCTTTACCATAATCATCATCCACTCTATAAGTAGCATCAGTATCCCAAGAATTAGTATTTGTTGCATCAGTTGCATCTTCTCCGAACATAACAACAAATCCAGTATTTAATGCGCCTCCAGCTAAACCAAGAGTTGCAACATTTGTTAAGCTTGGTTGTACGGAGTTTGTAGTCCATAATTTAAACCAAGGAATTCCATTGTTTATAAATTTAACAGCTGTCCAAGATTGTGTATTAATAAAAGAAAAAGCAGAATCAATAGTCAATTGATTCTCCAACTCTACAGCTTCATTTGGATTTGGTTCAAACTGAATAGGTCTTCCTGATACTAAACTTAATATAAATTTACCAACAGAAATTTCCTGTCTCCCCTTGCCTGTAGCATCACCTTTTTCTATTACAACATTGTAATTTAAAATATCAGAAGTTATAGGGTCTCCTATACTAGGAAAAGATACACTTACATCTTCTCCATTTTCATCTAAAAAACTTTCACCATCAGAACTAAATAACTTAACAAAGAAAACGCAAAATCTTCTTAACTGAAGAAGTTCTGCATCATTTAAATCTTTAATAATGTTATCAGTTATATTTTCTGAATCAGCATCAGCCAATTTAAAAATAACATCTTCAATATTATCTCTATCTGGTTCATCTGTTAAATATTCAGTATTATAATATCCAGGCCTGTTAACATCATCTGAACCTGTAAAGAAGGCCGCAACAGCAGACCTGAATATAATATTTTCTGCAATGTTTTTAAAGAATGGTTTATAAGGATTCTCTTTATTTACTTCTAAGTTATTTATTCTCTTTTTTAGCTTACTATCATCTAAAGCAGTTGAAACATTATCATCACTATCATAATCTCTAGCTAAACCTTCTGTTAAAGCAGTTATAAACTCTCTAACAAATTTCATTTCATAATCAGCAGCACCACTACTTACAGCTATTCCAGTCGTAGCAGGTGCCTCTTCACCTTTTTCATCTTTAAATAAAGGGAAACTAGTACCAATTAATATTTTTTGTTCTAATAAATCATTTCTTTTCTCTTGGTTTTTATCATAACCTAAAAAACCAGCCTCTAAAATCCTACCAAGTATATAAGCACTATCTTTTGAAAGTTGTCTAAAAATTTCCGATATAGTAATTTGTCTTAATTCACTCTTGCTTGATTCAAAAAATTTGGCTTTCGTGGCTTTATCTACTTTGTCAATATTATCATCTACAATCTTTATTTTTGCATTAATATCATCTTGACCGAATTTTGTATCACTTGCTCTATTTTGTTGAAATACTTCAAAGGGCATAAAATTTCCTCTTAACGTATCAAAATCGGAAATATAAATCAAATATTGATTTATGCTTTGCAAATCTGATGCTGAATTTAAAAAAGATTTTAACTGTGCTTCATCTTTAAGCTTAGCATTGCCAGGAATTTTACCTGGGTCATTTATAGTAATTTTTTGAAATTCTTTTACAGAACCACCAGCTACTTTACCATCAATAGCCTCTCCGAATTTTATTGTTTTAGCATTAACAGTGGATTCTAATATTCTACCACTTTTAATGATAGCCAATTGTTGTTGTAAAACCTCAAATTCTTTTGTAGTCTCTTTGGTTTTTACTTCTACTTTCTTACCAATTTTAATTAAATCAAAAATACTCTTAGTTTTATCACCCTGACTCTTTTGAGCTTCACCTGTCATACCCTGCTCTCTTTGTCTCAAAGATTTACAAGCTAATAAAAATAAAAATGGAATATCTGAAAAGAAACCCCATTGATTAGGAACAAAGCTTGCAGTTATTTCATAACTACCATCAGACGGAACAAAATCAATCTTTGTTTTTTTCAAAGAAAGCAACCATGTAACAGGTCCACCTAAATATCCTTTAAATGAAAATTTAAATTTAGGAGGTGGCCAATCAAACAGTACAGAATAATCTATATCATTATCATCTTGTGTGCCAGAGAAAGTATTTCCATATAAGTCTTTAAACTTAATTTCTATTACTGGTTGCAAAGAGGTATTAACTTCTATACTAATATCTGTAATACCAAAACCAATATCTTTTCTAAAAAAATTTACATCAAAAGTTTTCTTTCCAGTATAGTCTTTCCCATACGCAGTCAACCTAACCTCTAAGAATAGGTCCTCCATTTTGAAATCTTCTCTGGAAATAATTGGCATTGTTTATATTATTTTTTCTTGTAATTTAAAATATAAGCCTTAACTTCATCTACTACTTCATTAAGTGGAAAAGGAACTCTTAAAACAGCTCCTGTCGGAATATCATATTCCACAAAATAATCTGGATTTGCCCACATTATTAATCTCCACATTGACTCATCATCATATATTTCACCAGCAATAACATCTAATCTCTTTTTGTTATAATCATATGCAACAAACTTGTCAGTCTTTCTTTTAGAAATCTTAACCTGTGGCATACTTGCAGCATTTGTATTGCCTTCTATATTCAAAAGTTTATAAAAATTTA